GCCGAGCCCATCTTCAAGCTCGAGGGGCGGCGGCTGGAGGAGATCATGCGGACGCTCCCCCACTACCAAGCCAACTATGACCAGGCGCTGCAGGAGGTCAAGGCCATCGAGGAGTGGGTCGGAACCCTCAAGGAGCGCCTTACCGCGCGGCTTTGGCGACGCTACCTAGAAGGTTACTCACGCTCCCTGGCGACGCGGGACATCCAGGCTTACATCGCCGGCGAGAAGGAGATGGTTGAGCTGAACCAGCTAGGCATCGAGGTGGCCCTGGTGAGGCGCAAGCTTGAGGCCATCGTTGAGGCGCTCAAGCAGCTAGGGTGGATGCTTGGTCACGTGACCAAGCTCCGCGTTGCCGAGCTGCACGACGCAATCTTTTAACTGCAAAGGATAGCACAATGCACCAAGCTTACGATGAGGACACCGAAAGCGACGCTTCGGCCAGCGCCACCGGCAGCACCGCGGCACCTGCCTGGCCGTTCCCGACAGGGGGCACGTTCCAGGGAACGAGCGCTAGCAGCACCGGCTGGAGCCAGGCAGTGACCCAGCAGCCGGTGGGCACCATCAGCCTTTACCCGATCATCAAGCGGCAGGTCAAGCTGCGCGTCAGCAAGCCAGCTACCAACACGCTGCTCGAACTTAAGCTCGAGCAGGCCATCACCCCGCGGGAGCTGGTTGGGTTCACGCTGCTGCTGCTCAGCGTGCAGGCTAGCGTCAACGCAACGGCGCATGGCTATCAGCTTGCCTGGCTTGACGTCATCGATAACCTGGGCATCGCTAAGCACTTCGTGCCGGTGCAATCGGCCACAGCTGACGCTGCGGATATTGTCATCACCCTGGTTGACCCAACTTAAAGGCTGACGTCGCACCGCGCTGGTACATGGCCAAGCTCTGCAGGATCACGGTTACCGATGAGGTTTGGTGCACCGTTAGCGGGCTGCACCCAACTGAGCTGGCCGTGCTTTACGACCAGTTTGGTCCCCACGTCGAGGGGTACTTCTTCTCGCCGCAGTACAAGCTCGGGCGGTGGGATGGACGGATCCGCTTCTTTCACAAGACCGGCAAGACCTACCACCGGCTGCTGGACAAGATCCTGCCATGCATCGAGGCGTGGGGCTATGACTTTGACCTGGTAGACAAGCGGTCGGTCCTACCGCCCCCGCAGCAGCGGGCAACGCCTGACCTGTTTGCCAACCAGGAAGTTTACGGTCGCCCCTTTCAGCTTAGGGGCTACCAGGTGGAGTGCATCAACGCCTGCATCGAGGCGGGCAGCGGGTTCATCATCGCGGGGACGGGCGCAGGGAAAACCGCGATCACGGCCGGCATCTCGCACCTTTACACGGCGGCCGGCTACAGGGCGATCACCATCGTGCCGTCCAGCGACCTGGTCGACCAAACGGCCAGCTTATACGAGCAGCTGGGGCTTGACACCGGGCGCTACGATGGCGCTGACAAGGACATCAACCACGCGAACGTGGTCTCCACGTGGCAAGCCCTCCAGCACAACCCGTCGCTCTTGCGTGACTTTCAGGTCTTCATTTGGGACGAATGCCACGGGCTTAAGGCGAAAGTAGCCCAGCAGCTGGTGAACGAGCACGGCAAGCACATGCCGTTCCGGTTCGGCGTTACCGGGACATTCCCGAAGCCGGAGGCCGACCGGATGGCCCTGCACGCCACGATCGGCCCGATCCTGAAGGAGATCCCAGCCAGCTGGCTCATCGAGCAGGGCTACCTAGCTAAGCTGGCCATTCAGCCGCTTGAGCTCAACGAGACGTACGTTGAGGAGGAGTTCCCTGACTACGCGGCCGAGCGGGCGTTCGTGTCCCGCTCGCGGGCACGGCTAGAGCTGATCGCTGACATCATCGTCTCCATGTGCGCGAAGCACGGCAACACGCTGGTGCTGGTCAACTCGATCCTCTTTGGGCAGCGGCTCGCCGCGCTCATCAAGGACGCCGTGTTCCTGTACGGTGAGTCGCCCAAGGACCTCAGGCAAGAGCACTACAAGCTGTTTGAGGAGCGCGATGACCTGATCGTCATTGCCTCGTCCGGCATCGCGTCAACCGGGATCTCGATCGACCGCGTCTTTTGCCTGGTCATGGTCGACCCCATGAAGTCGTTCATCCGCGCCATCCAGTCCATCGGGCGGGGGCTGCGCCGCGCCAAGGACAAGGACATGGTCCACGTGGTGGACCTGCACAGCAAGCTGAAGTGGGCGCGAAAGCACTGGCGTGAGCGCGAGAAGTACTACAAAGAAGCTGGCTACACCGTTCTAAAAAAGCTCACCGTAAAGGTTGATAAAGCATGAGCACGCTTACTTGGGTTGACACCTGCTTGGCCGAGGCGCAAGGGCCATTCCCGTGGCGACACTGGCTCGAGCACCCTGAGGTGCTTGAGTACGCCAAGCGGATGGCCGAGAAGCCGCACCCTGGCGATGCGCGGACGGTGGCGGAAAGGTACGAGGACTACAAGCGCGGCAACGCGCTCGAGCGGGCTATCTTCGAGTTCTTGCTTTGCATGGCCGACCTCGAGAACGCCCTTGGCGTGGCTGGACCGTTCACCGTTGAGCGGGCTGAGACCTGGGTCTATGACCTGACGGTGAAGCAGCCGGGCCATGAGCCGCTGTGCATCGACGTCAAGGGGCGCTTTAAGCCCAACGCTACCACCTATAGCCAGCGCCAAACCGAGGCTGAAGCGCTCAAGGGACCATACCAGCACCTCACGGTCATCTACCTCTGCTTTGATTGCCGCGAGGATGAAGAAGCAGTGTACGAGGGCTGGTGCTACCCAACGCAGTTTAAGGTGTCAAACTATAAGGACCTGTACATCTTTCCCGATGAGCTCAACGGGCTCAAGAACAAACGGTTAAAAACCAACGCGCGCAAGAGGGGGTTAAAATTCTAGTTCTGCCTGATTACAACCGTCCCTACCTGATCGACAGCCTGACGGCGCCGGTCGTGATTAAGTACATCTGGATGTTCAATGCGCCGGCGTGCGACTTCATGCTTGAGCCGATCAAGTACCTTGAGGAGACCTGCGCGCCGTTGGTGAAGGTCCGCATCAACAACTATGAGTTCTGGGTGCCGGAGCACTGGCACCTGCTGGTGACCGACAGCGAAACGTACCAGCTTGACATGGTGCCGATCACGAGCTGCGCGCAGGTCAAGCACACCGCCTTTGCCTTCGTTAACGAGCTGCGCCTCAGGACGCTTGACGTCATGGTGCTTGATTACCAGGAGGAGCCCAAGCCTGTCGTGCACCCAATGATCAACAAGGGGCGGGCTTTGGTGCACCCAGTAGGGCCCTCCTTTGATGAACCGGCTAACCAGGTCCAGCTGTCCGTGGTCATAGGCCCCCATGACCTTTACAAGTACCTCAACGGCAAGACCGTGGGCGACCTGTTTAGCTAGCTAGGCCAGTTTAACCCCGCCCAGCTGGGGCTGCTGGGGGCAGCGGCGGCCAGCAGTAAATAGCCCCCTAGCTACATGGAGAACTATAATGGGGTTTTCGGCCGCGTTTGAAATCTCGTTCCACCAGACGATGCTCTGGGAAGTTGGGCCACACTGGAACCCAAACGACCCAGACGTGATCGCGGGGAACTACGCCACCCCTAACCAGCGCCGAAAGGTTGGCTACGTTAACCACCCAAACGACCCGGGCGGAGAAACGAAGTACGGGATTGCGCAGCACAAAAACCAGGACATCGTGGTTGCTGATCTCGACCTGGCAATGGCCATGCAGCTTTACCACGACCGGTACTGGTTACCAGCCGGCTGCGAGCAGCTGCTTTATCCTTACAGCGCGCTGCACTTTGACTGCGCGGTCCACCACGGGCCAGTTCGCAGCATCATGTTCCTGCAGCGCGCCCTTGCTTTAGGCGAGGACGGTAAGTTCGGTAAGATGACCCAAGCTGCCGCCGTGGCGATAAACCAAGAAACCCTGATCAAGAAGGTGTCAAACATCAGGGCTGAGTACTTTGTTGGCCTCGTTAAGACCAACCGTAAGCTGGAGGTGTTTCTTAAGGGGTGGATGAGCCGCGTCAACGGGGTAACGAACTTTTGCCTAGCTGCCTTGAAGCTAATTTAGCAGCATAGCAACTCCACCTCACCAGAGCAACGACCAGCCATGCTTGAGCTAGCTAAGCGAACAAGCTAACTGTGCTTAACACGCTCAAGGCAAGTGCACCACGTGACAAGCAGCTTAACAGCAAAGCAGCTTCCTGCTCAATCAATAACTTAGCTCGCTGCTGCAGTGTTATTTAGCCAGCCCCCTATTTAGCCCAAGCGCGCCCAAGTAGCGCGCGGCGCAGCGGCAAACGCTTAGCTAGCACCTTAAAGCCCACGATCAACTAGGACGTATAAATAATGCCTGCCAGCAAGGAGCGCGTGTACAGGCATTTTGTTTTTTTGGGAGTTTTACCATCGATGTACAGAAAAAACAAAATGTCGCTTCAACTCAAGCTGACACCAGCAAGCACCGCGCAGCGGCACCAACACAACGAAGGATAACCACAACGGCACGTTAGGCTGCCTTTAACAGGCTAAGGGCAGCTTTACCTTCTCGCGAAGAACACCATGTCAACTGCAAGTAAAAACGGAGAAAGAGACTCATGAAAACGATCTATGAAACGTACATCGAAAAGTCGAGATACGCTCGCTACCTGGATGACAAGCGTCGCCGCGAAAGTTGGCAGGAGAGCGTAGCGCGCTACTTCAACTTCATGGATCAGCACCTGAAGGACAAGCACGGGTATAAGATTCCGCCAGAACTGCTAGCTGAGCTAGTGGCCGCTGTAGAGAACGATGAAGTGATGCCGTCAATGCGGGCGATCATGACGGCTGGCGTAGCCCTCGCTAAAGATAATACGGCTGCTTACAACTGCTCGTATTTGCCTATCGATGACCCCAAAGCTTTTGATGAGGCAATGTACATCTTGCTCTGTGGCACGGGAGTTGGCTTCTCGGTAGAACAACAGTACATCTCGAAGCTGCCTGAGATCCCCGAGCAGATCAATGACAGCGAGACCACGATCGTTGTGCAGGACAGCAAAGAAGGCTGGGCAAAGGCGCTACGGCAGGTGATCGCCATGCTTTACTCTGGCGAAGCGCCGCGGTGGGACGTGAGCAAGGTGCGCCCAGCTGGCTCCCGGCTCAAGACGTTTGGCGGCAGGGCATCTGGGCCTGAGCCGTTGGTTGACTTGTTTAAGTTCGTCGTGCGCACCTTCAGGGGCGCGCAGGGTCGCAAGCTCAACAGCATCGAGTGCCACGACATCATGTGCAAGATCGGTGAAGTCGTTGTCGTTGGCGGTGTCCGCCGCTCGGCAATGATTTCGCTCTCTAACCTCTCTGACGACCGCATGCGGCACGCTAAGTCGGGCGCGTGGTGGGAAGCTAACCCTCAGCGCGCGCTTGCCAACAACAGTGCTTGCTACACTGAGCGGCCAGACGTTGGCATCTTCATGCACGAGTGGCTGTCGCTGTATGAGTCAAAGTCCGGCGAGCGCGGCATCTTCAACAGGGAAGCAGCCAAGAACGTCGTGAAGCGTAACGGCCGGCGCAAGCCTGACTATGAGTTTGGCACCAACCCGTGCAGCGAGATCATCCTGCGGCCATACCAGTTCTGCAACCTGACCGAGGCAGTCGTGCGGTCAACGGATGACCTAGCGGCCTTGAAGCGGAAGATCCGCCTAGCGACCATCCTCGGCACGTACCAGGCAACGCTAACCCACTTTCCCTACCTGCGGCGGGTCTGGAAGAACAACACCGAGGAAGAGCGCCTGCTTGGGGTCTCCATGACGGGCGTGCTCGACAACCCGCTGCTGAACAACCCCGATGACCCAGCGCTGCCTGGCCTGCTGGAGCAGCTGCGCCTTGAGGCCATCGCGACCAACGCCAAGCTGGCCGAGGAGCTCGGGATCCCGCAAGCTGCCGCCATCACCTGCATCAAGCCTTCTGGCACGGTGTCCCAGAAGGTTGACAGCGCCTCTGGGCTCCACCCACGGCACGCGCGGTATTACCTCCGCCGCGTGCGCGCCGATAACAAGGACCCGCTGACGCAGTTCATGATCAAGGCTGGTGTCCAGAACGAGCCTGACCTCTTGAAGCCAGACTCTACCACCGTCTTTACCTTCCCGAAGAAGGCACCCGAGGGTGCCCTGCTCAGGGCTGACCTGACGGCGATCAAGCACCTCAAGCTGTGGCTGGTGTACCAGCGGCACTACTGCGAGCACAAGCCCTCGGTAACCGTCAGCGTGATGGAGCACGAGTGGCCGGAGGTTGGCGCCTTCGTGTGGCAGCACTTCGACGAGATGTCGGGCGTGTCGTTCCTTCCGTACGATGGCGGCACCTACCGGCAAGCCCCGTATGAAGAGTGCACCAAGGACCAGTACGAGGAGCTGGTAGCTAAGCTACCTTCTAGCCTAGACTGGGACTCGCTGGTGGAGGGTGATGACAACGTCGAGGGCACCCAGGCGTTGGCCTGCACCGCCAACGGGTGCGAGCTGTGAGCTAAGAGCTGGTTGATGGCGCTCCGCCCTGCTTTGCTGCATAGCAGGGCGGAGCCTACGGCAGCCTTACCTTTTTGGAGAAAAACCAATGGTGTTCAACCTCTCCAGCGATGACGCCCACGTAACCATCTTCGTGCTTGGCGTTGGAAAGATCGGCTCGGCCGTGCTGAAGCTGCTCTACCGCCTGAAGGCTGAACGCGAGTTGACCTTTAACCCCCTGGCGGCCGCGCTTGGCGCCCTAGGTGGGCAGCAGACCCCCCGGCTCAGCATCACCGCGGTCGATGCCAACCCAGTCGTGGCCGAGCGACACGGCGGGCTAGCTTGGGACCTAGAGCGGCTTAGCGTGCAGGACTTGACCGCGCGGCTCCTCGAGCACAAGGTTGACTACGTCATCAACTGCTGCCCGTTTTTCCTAAACACCAAGCTGGCAGCGGCCGCCTGCGCCGCTCAATGCGCTTATCTCGACTTCACCGAGGACGACGAGGCCGCTGCCGCCGTGACTGCCCTCTATGCCGCGGCTGAGCACGGGCGACCATGCGCCGTCAAGTGCGGGCTAGCTCCTGGGTTTGTCAACTACGTGGGCGCCGACCTCGTACGGCAGCTCCGCCTTGCTGACCCGGAGGTGCGGGTGACGCACCTGAAGGTCAGGGTCGGCGCGCTGCCAAAGCACGTTGCCATTACCGAGCTGCCAACCGGCGCCTCGCCTGACGGCTACGCGCTCTCCTGGAGCGTCGATGGGCTCGTGAACGAGTACCTGCGCCCGTGCCAGGTCCGGGAGGACGGCGTGGTGAAGCAGGTGCGGCCGCTGGACCGCCGGGAAACCATCATCATCGATGGCGTGACCTACGAGGCGCGGAGTACCTCTGGTGGGGTTGGCTCGCTGATCATGGACCACCCAGAGATCCCCAACGTGGACTACAAGACGATCAGGTACCCTGGGCACTTCGACTACGTTCAAAGCATGATCGTCAAGCTGGGTGCTGACTTCAACGCGCTCCGCGCGCAGTTCCTGCGGGACTTTGCCTGGACGGACGATGACGTCGTGGTGGTGTTTGCCCAAGCGCTGGGGGTTGGCGGCGACGGGCTGCGCCGGGTCAAAACCTTCGCGCGGCGCTTCGGGGGCGTTGACGGGCTAACGGCCATCCAAACCACAACCGCTGGCGGTGGCGTGGCGGTGCTCGAGCTGCTCCTGACCGAGCAGCTGCCGCTGGCGCCCGGAGCCAACATCGTTACCCACGCCAAGGTCTCGCTGGAGCAGTTGGTCAAAACCACCACCTACCAGCTGACCTACGGCGCGGGCGCAAGGGGACAGGCGTGACAGCGCCGCGTCTACTGCTGTTCTCGCGCGATGGCTGCCCAGCTTGCGAGAAGGCTAAGGCCCTGCTGCGAACCGAGGGGCTTGAAGTTGAGGAGCGCGTCCTTGACACCGGGCAGCCCAAGCTGCCTGGCGTAACCTACTACACGGCGCAAGAGTTGCGGCAGCTCATCCCCGGCGTTAAGACAGTGCCCCAGGTGCTGCTTGGCTCAACCGTCATCGGCGGGCTAATTGAACTGCAGCGCTGGCTAGCCGCCAACCGTCAGCCCTAACTGCTTCCCCGGGTTAAAACTTCTAAATACGCTTAGGGGGCTTTTCAACTAGACCAAAAGGGCACTTCTAAGGAGTTTCCAGCATGCGGGTTAGCTTTCGCCAGGGGATCGTTAGCGCGGCCACGACCATCACGGGGCCAAGCTTCCTGCAGCACGCGGGCGGCGCGGTAAACCTCAACGCCGGCTCGGTGCCGGTCCTGCTTACGTTCGCGCACGGCCAAGCTGACTACCTGGCCAGCGAGACTGCCAACATCCCGGGCGCGTGGGGACCATTCACCGGTCCTACGCCCAACTACCTGTACTGGGAAATCGACGCGCTCTCTGGGCAGCTGCTGCGCGGGTCAACCCAGCTAGCGCCGATTACTGGCCCAACCCCGCCAGCTACGCCAGCAGTTGGGCAGCTCTGGTTCAACACCACCATCACGGCCATGTTCAGGTGGACCGGCGCCACTTGGCAGGAGGCCATCCTGGTCTTTGCGGGCATTGCTAACGGCACTAGCGTGACGCCGCAGCCGTTTGGGTCGCAGGTTGGGCTGACCAACCCAGTTAACGCCGGGTTCATCCTGCGCGACGCGTTGAACACGCCAATCCGCGTGCGGTCAACCGTCCCTGGGGTCAACTTCAAGTTCTTGACGACCGAAGATGACCTGGTGACGACGGGCGACGGTGGGTCGCTCGTGCGGCTGGAGAGCTCAACCATGTACGTGCGGGCTGGCGAGGACCT